GACTTACTTGCATCCAATTACTTCTTATGAAGTACAAACTTCCGATGAGGATTTTAAATACCCAGAATATCCTAAGTTACCACCTGGCCATTGGCCAACACGTGTACTTGACTATTCTTTCGCTTATATAGGCGAATGGTTTACCTCAAAGGGAGTTACCCCCGACTACATTACAAAAGTAGTCGAAGCACTCATTATCTTCGTGCGTACATTGTACAGAGCGCGAGATACTACAGATGTTGTGGATGCCATCTTTAATGTTATCCACGCCCTTAGAAGTGATTCTTTGGTAACTTCTTTTCAGCAGTTACAAGACACTATTGGAGCTTTCATGTTACCTCTTTTTGAGGGACCTGAAGTTCAATCTGGGGATTATGTCAATCCATTCACGAAATTACGTGAATTGCTTGAAGCAAAAGATGAGTTTGTTAACTCAGTATTTGCACAGAAAATTAGGAAAGTATTTTATTACATTCTTAGTTTTTCCATTCTTGAACCAATGGGAATTACATTTGATACTTTCAACTTTAACCGCGCAGCGGCTGAAGCTGAAACTCGAAAACACAGTAGTCAACTGGGTTTTATGATGTGTGTTCTTGATGGGTTCACATACGTGAGTGAACGTCTGTATGATGTTTATAAAACACGTAATTGGAATAGTATCCTATGTTCTGGTAAATCTTACCGACAATGGGTTGATGATGTCTATAAAGTAAAAGAAGACAGTCAAAAACTATCCAATCCTGAAGCCTGTGGCTTCACACACCATGAATTTCTTGGGCGCTTAGAGAGCGCTTTAGAACGTGGTGATGGCATTCTCAGACATGCCACATCATCTGGTCAGAAAAGATCAAGTGATGCAGATGTAGTTAAAAGACTACAGGCTGAGTTGCGTCTTATTAAGGCGCAAGAGTGTACTCGTTCGAGGGCTCAAGCTACTCGGTGTACTCCTTTTGGTATTAGTTTATTTGGAGGTTCATCGATTGGTAAGAGTGGTATTACAGACATGATAATGACTTATGTTGGTACCTCACGAGATTTGCCATTGGGTGAAGAGTATAAATATACTCGGATCTTTAGTGACGATTTTTGGTCTGGATTTCGATCTCAATGTTGGTTCATTGTATTAGATGAAGTTGCAGCCAAAGTTCACGGAGATGGAGTTGATAATTCAATGAATGAAATTCAATCCATTTTGAATACCGTGAGTTACACTCCTCCACAAGCGGAATTGGCGGACAAGGGTAGAATACCCTGTGTCCCTGATGTAGTTGTGGCTACCACAAATGTGCGTAATCTGAATGCTCATCTCAAGTATAATAATACGTTAGCTGTAATGCGACGTTTTAAAATGCATGTGCATGTTATTCCAAAACCTGAATTTGGTAGAGGAGATTCGGACATGACACGTGTTTTAGATTTATCTAATGCACCTCCGCTAAAATCTGGTGAATACCCTAATTATTGGACTTTTAAAGTCAGTAGGGCAATTGCCGATGTTTCATGTGAGAAACAAATTTTCAAATTTTCTGATGAAGTTATTATTGACGATATCAATGAATTTTTGAAATTAGTTGCTCTTGAAAGTAAAGCATTTCATGAAGCTGAACTGGAGTATTTATCTGGTCAGCGTAGTTATAGGGATATTCCCATTTGTAAAGCGTGCTTTACTGTAACTTCTCGATGTGAATGTGTTCATGAAACGGATATCACTGATGATATAGAAGTTGATTCATCGATGTTTGATTTTTCCGATCTTGATACGATCTTAGCTGAGGAAGAAGAGATTCCTTTGCTTGATGCAGTTTCTGAAGACCCGGATTATATCCCAGTAAAGAAATATGTGAAAGCAGTATCTTTTGCTGAACCTTTAGAGCGTCCTGGTTTACCGTCTGACACTATGTCGAAACGGTTTTGTTCCCAGTGTCGGAAAAAGTGTGCCAATTGTAATTGCGTGCAGAGTATTGATTCAGTAGAATCAGCAGTTGAGGCTGTTGTGTTCTGTGGAGTTCTCTATGCATGTATTAAACTCTTTGGTCACTATTTCTGTGATTTGATTGTTGACGTTGTTAAGCGTTACATTGCCTATAAAAGGACAAGCTTCCTTGATGAGGTGCGTGCTAACTGTATGCGTATGCGCATGTCTGTTAGTCAACAAATTGAATATGAGCGCGATACGATTAGAACTCGTATGGGCGCTTTTGGTGATTCACTAGCAGCTAGTGCTAGAAAACATTCTTATTTGCTTCAAGCTTTAGCAATGATTGCAACTATTTCAAGTTGTGCTTTCATGGTTAAAAAGTTTGAAAATCTTGATTTTCAAGGTTTATCACAAGAAGTTGGTGAGAGAATTGTTACTCAGGATGAGAAACCAAACCCTTGGCATCGAGATGATTATGAGCCCGCTACTTTTGAAACGGGTAGATTAACAAAATCTTGGAAATCTTTGGATGCGACTGATGCAATTGATAAGATTAGCAGAAATGTTATCTTTATTGAAACAGTTCGTACTTCACCAGATGGAAAAGTAACTTGTCGTCCAGGTAGGGCATTATGTCTTGGTGGACAATTGTATGTTACTAATAACCATAATATCCCTGAAGATGCAGAAACTTTGTCTATTTCGATAGTACAGAATACTGTTGTTAAGGGAATTACTGGTAATATTACTTTTGTAACCACACAATCATGTTTACGTCGTTTTCCTGAGAGGGATTTAGTTTTTTTTGAAATTACTAATCTCCCTCCAAAGAAAGATTTGCAGGAACTTATAGTAGCTGATAGTTTTACTACAGTTTGCACAGGTTTCTATATTACTCGTGGAAAAACGGGAAGTACGAATGCTTGGCAGTTGCGTGCTGTCCGTAAGGAGGATGTTTATATCGGTATATTCCGAAAAACTATGCCTTCGTGGAAAGCAGATTGTGCCCATGTCACCGAAAAGGGTGATTGTGGTACCACTATGTTAGGTATGACTCCACTTGGTCCAGCCATTTTAGGCTTACACCAAACTGGTGGGTTAACCAATAGTGTTACTGCTGTGCGCATTACCATGGAAATTGTGGAAGAAGCGAAGAAATATTTTCGTCCAATTGTCCAAGGGTCGTGTCCCCATTTAGCTATGGAAGATGGCTCTATGATTGTTGTACAACCTATTCACCAGAAAAGCGTTGTTAGATTCATTGAAGATGGACAAGCAAATGTTTATGGTAGTTTAGATTGTAAACGATCTGGTAATAAATCAAAAGTTACCCGTACATATATCTATAGATCTGTTAGAGATCGTGGGTATGAGGATAATTTTGATAAGCCTTATATGTCTGGTTGGCAACCATGGCGTAAAGGTGCGCTTGACATTGTTCAACAAAAATTCACTATGCGTGATGATATTTTGCAAGAATGTGTTCAATCTTTTGCTAAGGATATTTTGAAAATGATTCCTAAAGAGCAATTGAAAGAACTAGTTATTCTAGACAATTTATCTACCATTAATGGTTTACCAGGTGTTAAATTTATCGATAAGATGAACCGAAACACCTCCATGGGTTATCCGTGGAGTAAAAAGAAGAAATATCTTCTTGATTACAAGGGTGAATTCGATTTATGGCAAGATTGTGTAGATTTTGATGAACTTTTTTACGCTCGAGTTGATACTATTTTAGGAAAGTATCAAGCTGGTGAGCGTGTGATGCCACTTTTTGTTGGTCATCTTAAGGATGAACCAACTTCCCAAGCGAAAATTGAGAGTATGGCTACTCGTGTTTTTGCTGGGGCTCCTGCAGATTGGTCGTTTGTAGTGAGAAAGTACTTACTTTCGTATGTACGATTATCACAAAACAACCGGTTTGCTTTTGAAGCCGCACCAGGAACTAATGCGACTTCCATGGAATGGGATGATATTTATCATTATCTCACTTCACATGGTAAGGACCGCATGGTTGCTGGCGATTATTCTAAATTTGACAAGAATATGTGCGCACAAGTCATTTTGGCAGCATTCGATGTTATCATTTTGATACTGCAAGCGGCAGGTTGGAAGGAAGAGGAGTTGAAAGTTATTCGAGGAATATCTTTTGACGTTGCTTTTCCTTTGGTTAATTTTAACGGAGATTTGATTGAATTCTTTGGATCTAATCCATCGGGTCAACCTTTGAC